CTGATGGCTATAATTGGATTTATGATGCAGGAATAGATGCTGCAGATGCATTCTGGACTGGTGCAGATAATCTTTCAAGTGCTATTAGTAGTGCCACAGAGGGAATAAAAACTCCAGAAGTAGGAATTTGGGACACACCGCCCGGTGATTATTTTACTAAGGATAACTGGTTTCCAAACAATAATGATAATAGTATGACATTAGTACCAGAGGGTGTTTATGAGTCAGATTATTTTAAAGGAGCAGATATTCAGTCATATATGGATGATGAACAAAACTATACTCCTCCTCTTAACCTTGATTGGAACAGTGGTGCAGACCCTTTTAATCAACATCCCTATGTTAATAACTCAACTGCAACAGGCAGTGGTGCTGTAACACAAAGACCTTGGAAACAAGATGAAATAGACATTACTGCTGTAGGTACTCATAACTCTTATGACAGAGGTTATGACAATGTTGGAAATTTGAAAGAAGGATGGGCACTTGGTATAGATGGTATACCCTATAACCGAGCATTATTTGCTTTGAATGATGCTGCTATTGCTGCTTCTGGCGGTGGGGGTCGTGGTGGTTCTGGTGGTAGTGGTGGTAGTGGCTCATCAGCACCTGTACTGAATCCTCGTAAATTCCCATTTACATCACGCACACCTTCTGGTAGTGTATATGCACCAGATATGTCTGCTTATAATGACTCTTCTTTATTTAATTACACTGGACCGGGTGGTACAAATGAATACACCTATGGTCAAGGACTTCCAACACAAGGTGCAGGTTATGGTATATGGGGTTCACCGGCTGATGCAGCTAATCCATACTTTGCTGGACAATTTGCAACTCCAGCAGGACCAGCAGACGCTGCTATAAATATGCCAGCAGTTGAATTACCGGAAGGTGTACAACCAGTTAGTGCTGATGTTAGTATGCCGGGATTCACTGGTAGTGGTAATCAAATAATAGGTGGAAGTTTACCTAGCGGTATTACACCTAGACCTCCTAGTTCTGCTGGAGATTTAACATACCAACAGACAATTGATGAGATGGGTATATTTGGCCCTAACAATCCTCCTCCTAGCACACTATTCCCTAGTCCGGGAGACACTCCTTCTTTGAATGTGCCACAGAGTAACTATGGAATGACTATGCCTATAGGAGATAATTTAATAGGTAATGAAATACCGGGCAGGCCGGGAGAATTGTCTGCTTTCTCAGAAAATGATTTAGGGATGGTAAATGCTAGAAGAAACTATTTATTTAACAGAGATTTAGATTTAGGAAGACCGGGAGATGCTAGTTATAAAGAGTTTGTTGCAGACCCTAGTTTATTTACAACTTATGTTGACCCTGTAAATCCTAATGAAGAAACATTACAAGCAGGATTACCTACACCTCCTACTGATATGCAAAGATACTTAGATGATTTTGAGGCTAGAGGTATAACAGATAGAACAGCAGAAATATTAGCTTATGCTGAACAAAATGATGGTGAAATAGGTGGAGTAAAAATAGAAAACTTAGACAAAGCAGCTGAGTTTGAAAAGAATCTAACAGATGCTCAAGTAGATGCTTTAAATGCTAGGGGATTGAATATACAAAAAACAGAAGATGACATATTTGGCTCTAGACGAGATGGTCTATTGGACTACAGAAACCCTGAGTATAGTATGTCAAATGATGCATTTACAATTCCATGGTTTCCTCAAGAGAATAGTGCTAATGTACTATCTAGTGGAGAACTTAATACATTAGATAATAAAGCAGAAAGAAGTATTTGGAAAGATGCTGAAATAGACATACCAACTCCACCATTTAGGCCTGAGGGCAAAGAAGGTGAGGATTATTATCAAGATGTGACAGGTGATTATTTTGCTATGGAAGATGACTTAGGTACACAACCACTTGGGCCTGTTCCAGATATGATGTCAAGCGGACCAGACAGTAGAGGAGCTAGAGGTGATAGCAGTAGACCACTTACTGAAGCCGAGCTTGCTCCAGACACAGGAGAATTAACAAGTGGTAATATGGGTGCATTAAATGATGCAATGACAGCAATTGATGCTAAATATGCAGGCAGTAAAACAGATGCTAGTGCAGAAGCTGAGTTAAAAGAAATACTTAATGCTACTTTAAATGCATTTGGTGGAAGCGGTTCTACAAATGCAAGAGGTGCTAGAGGCGAAACAGTTCCGGCAGACATACCCGCATTTTTAAATCAAGACATATCAAGAATGGCAGATAAATATGTGCCAAGTCCTGCTGAATCAGATTACCCACCTGCTTATCAATCATACGCTAGAGAAAATGAAGGACAAGATACAGGAGAAAGTTTATTTCAAAATGTAGCTAAAGACATACCTTTAAGTGTGTTTAATCCTATGGATAGAGTTGTTATGCAAGCAGAGGCTCAAGCTGCTCAAGTAGCAAAAGCACAAGCAGCAGCACAAGCAGCAGCACAAGCACAAGCAGCAGCACAAGCACAAGCAGCAGCACAAGCACAAGCAGCAGCACAAGCACAAGCAGCAGCAGAAGCAGAAGCACGAAGAAATCCACCTAGACCAACACCTGCACCTAAAACCAAAGCTAAGCCTGTCAGAACACCAGTCAAGAAATCCCCTAGTGTGACTAAGACTAGCAAACCTTCTAGAACACCAGCAAAGAAAACAACTAGCAAACCAAATTATGGATACACTAGAACTTACAGCAGAAGATATGGATTATAAATTTAAAGGAGAAAGATAATGGGTGTATGTAGTTATGGTGGCGGTACTATACCAGCACACAGTAAACAATTTTGTGAAGATAATAAAGGAGTTTGGTCTGAAGGTACAGCTGAAGAAAAAGGATTTCAGGGAAACATCCTAATTGGAAAAGACTTTGGTAATGCAGTTATGAATAGTATGAACATGGAAGGTGCTGATGGTAAAGAAAAGTTTGGAGAGTATGTTAATAGAAGAGTCGAAGATGACCCTGCTGGTTTAGCAATGGATGCTCTATTATATGGAGTAGGTGGTGGTTATGGTGCTTTAGGTAAACTTGGACTTAGGGGTATAATGAAAGCTGCTTTTACTAAAAAGAAGAACCTTCCAGATAAATGGACATTAAAAAACCAACCTCCTCCCGGCTTTCAAGGTGCATTACCAAAGAGTGCTTATGATATTAAATCTGGTCTAACAAAAACAGTGCTTAGACCATATGCTACTGGAGGAGCAGCTTTGGGATTAGGTATAGCAGACCAAGCTGGATTTACAACACCTTGGAATGAACCTTTCTCAGCAAGGGGTAAGGAAAATAGATTAGCAATGCAACAAAAGGCTCTTGATAATAGTAAGGCTGGTATTGATGATGTTAATAAAAAGAAAGAAGAAGAAGAAACTAAGAAGGAGGCTGCAATAGAAGCACAAAATAAAATAGATAATATGAGTTTCTTTGATAAGTTTAAATTAGGAATGAAAGACCCTGCTATTGCAGCTCAATTTGGAGCTGGACTACGAGACATAGGCAGTAATATACCGGGTCAAAATACATTAGGCGAATTGCAAGGAGACTATGCAACCGCAGCAGCTAGTGGTGGTCCAAATGCTGCAGACTTTAATGCTCAGAAGGTAGATAAAGAAACTCTTATGAATTTATTTAGAAGCAAGAAACCTTTTTTAATAGGAGATAGTGAGGAAGAAAGGGATAAGAAAGCCTCTACAAAAGTAGCAAAATATTATGCTGTAAGAGCAAAGATGTTTACTGAGGGATACCCAACAGACCATGATTCAATCATGGCAATGTTAGAAAAACTATACGGATAAGCAATGGCTATACAAATGAGAGAAGAAGAGGAGGAAAATCCTTTCGGAGATTTTAATTTCTCTGATAATTCTTTTAAGGATATGGAGGAAGAAAATCCTTTTGCCGATTTTGAGTTTGGTGCAGGAGAGTTTTCAGGTGGAGACTTTGATGCAGGAAGTTTCTCAGGTAAGGGTTCTAACTCCTTAGGATATTCCTTTGACAGAGCAATGAAAGCTGGTGGTCGTGGACTATCAGATTTATTGCCACGCATGGGACTTAATGTACCTCAGGGTATACAGGAATATTCTGCTAAGTTACAGGAAGCTGGTGAAACTGGAATGGAAGACTATGCTCCAGAATATGCAGGTGAAATTACACAGCAAAGTTTAAAGGATGTTCCCGGATTCTTAGGAGAGAAGCTAGCAGAGAACGCTACTGCTATGGGAATAACTATGTTTGGTCTTACATTAGGTCAATCCTTAATGAAAGGGCCGGGTGTTTCTAAGGTCATAGGAGCTGGTATCACTGGTGCTACTTTTGGGTTTAACTATTTAATGTTGCTAGATGAAGCAGTAGAAACCCATGCTGCAGCTGCAGGTAAAACTGTAGATGAATTAACTGAAAGTGAAATTGGTAATGCTAGTTTCACGGCCATACAAAATGCCGGACTTGACTTTATCCTTCCGGGAATATGGGCTAGGTCTATGAATAAAGCAGGATTACCTGCAAAGAAATCTTTAAAGGAACTAGCTAAAAATCTTAAAACAACCGATAAAGAAAAGATTGGTTCAATGCTTTATAAGGGAGCAAGGCAAACTCTTCAATCCTCTCTAATAGAAGGTGGCATCGAGTCTGCACAGCAGGCTAACATGATGCGTACTTCTGTATTAGGTACAGCAGGAATAAATCCAGAATCTATGTTAACAGACTTTGCTGTCGGTGCAGCAGGTGGTGGCCTGTATGGTACTCCGGCATCTATAAGCGAGGCTACTTCTGTTAATAGAAGTCGTAAAGCAGACAAGTTCTTACTGGATTTTGATGACTACCAAAAGAAAGTAGCAGCATCAGATAAGTATCTTGGGGATGTTGCTGCCTATGAAAAGGAATATGATAGTTTAGTAAAGCAATTTGATTCAATAACAAAGGCCGGTAAAAAGGGAGCGGAGTATGGGCCTTTGGTTGGTAATAAAGATTTTACTATTGATACTATTAATAAACTTGGTAATCTTTCAGGTACAAATAAGCCATTTAACTTAAATGCGGTTAAGGGTAAGATTGCTCCGCCTATAAAGGATATAGATGCTAATGTAGCAGATATTATTCCAGAATTATGGAATGCTCAAGAAGATGCTAAAGGAGTATTAGGTAATATTAAAGATGCTATAGCTGACTTAACATTGAGACGCTCCTCTGATATGTTAAAGGATATTCCTAAGGATGTTCAGACTGGTAAGCAGATGGCAGCTTTTTTAGATGTACAATCCAGTATTGTAGACACAGAGTCTAGTAGTGGTAAAACTCAGGGTGTCTCTAAATCTTTTGACACATTGCGTCATAAGTACATTGGTGATTATGTAAATAAGTTTGAAAAAATTAAAAATAAATGGACTAGACATGTTCCTCTTTCTGGTGAAATGTTTGGAAATGTTAGGCCGGCTGTTAATAGATATATAGCTGCTAAGTTAGAAGAGAAAAATGAAAGACCTCTGTACAATTTAGCTGAAGCAGAGTCTGAAGTTATAAGTCTATTAGGAAATTCTAAAAAGCTAGAACTTGATAAAGATATTCAACAGATTGCTAAAATACAGGATAATATTTGGACTAAGTTATCTAAGGTGTTAGGTAAAGATGGTCTTAGTATAGGTCATCAGAAAGGATACTTAACTAGAGGCATTAATTATAAAGCAGCCAAAAGAAATCCCGAAGGATTTAAACTTAGCTTAAAAAATGATGTTGGTTTATCTACTGAACAAGCAGAGCAGGTACTAAATAATGTATTAAATGATGTAGACCCGAATGTTTATACATCAGAACAAATTAGAGCAGGCTTAGACCAAACAGAGGGATTAGGCCCATCTCCTTTTGAACAAACAAGGACAGGTTCATGGGATAATTTATCAACAGAGTTCAGAAATCAGGATACATTAAATTCAATAGAACGCTATTTGTTTAGTGGTGTTACTAGAATAGCATCAGCAGAAGCATTTGGGGGAGACAAGGCTAATAAATACAATTCTGCTATTAAGACTTTAAAAGATAGTGGTGTACTTAATGATGCACAAACAGAAAAACTTTGGGGTATATATGATGCATACCATAATGTATACAAAAAACCTAGGAATGAAAAACAAAGAGCCTTAGTTCAAGGTATGAAAGGTTTGTCTACAGTGACTGCTATTAGTTATTTAGGATTAGCTACTATAAGTTCTTGGACTGAGCCTATGTGGATTGGTCAAAGAGTTGGTTGGTACAATATGTTAAAAGCTGCACCAATTATATCGGGATATGCTCTAAAAGGATTGGCTAATTCTATCTATGGAGGAAGTGAGGGTAAGAGTCCTACAACTTCTTTTGGAAAAGATTTACTGAGAGTAATGGGAATGGCTCTCAACCCAGCAATGTCAGAAAGAATTGATAAGTTGATGGCAGGTGATAGGAACATTACTTTAAATTATTTCTTCCGTAGTCCGGGTGCTATGTGGCTAACCCAGTATACAAACTTCGTTAGGGTTTGGACTGCTGCTGCTGGTCTACACATGATACAGAATCAACTCAATAAAGTTAATTCCATGAACAAAACAAACAGGGCTTTGTTAGAGTCGGAATTAAAAGAGAATGGAATGAGTATGGAGGATTTCAAAAAGATAGGTTCTTTAGCTAACGGAGATATAAGGAACAGTATCCTCGATGATAACTTCTTAGACAGTACCTTTACTAATTCTAAAGGGAATGAAATCTCTGTAAGAGATGTTATGATTCCTTGGATGCGTAAGATAACTACTGATGTAGCACTAGAGCCTACTAGTGCAAATCGCCCACTATGGATGTCTGACCCTAATATGTTATTACTAGCACAGCTTAAATCCTTTCCAATATTATTTGGTAATACAATAGCTAGAAGATTAAATGCTAAGATGAATCCTCAGATTTGCTCTCCTGATTTGGTAGGTAGGTTAGGTACTATCTCTGCTATTAGTGCTGCTGTTGGGATGGCTGCATTAGCAATGGCAGTTAAGGATGCTATCAAAGGGGTAGAAAAAGACAGAGGTATTATGGAAACAGTTAGTGCTGTAGGTGTTCCACTAATTGGTGAAATATCCGATTCAAAGATAGGTGGATATGTCGTTGGCCCGGGGCCAGCACTTGTAGATAACTGGATAAGAACAGCAACCGGAGGCAATCCTTTTGGTGATACAGCAGAAGAAATATTCAAATTATTTTTAAATACAACTACTGGTAGAATAGGTAGTGAAGCATTTATGGGAGACAGGTAGTGAGGAAATGTATTACTTTAGAAGACCAACCGGGATTCCAGAATATTCATGCTCCTGTACTACAACAGGCTATTGACAGGGGACTTTCCGGACATAGTGGAACAGGTAAGGTTGATTGGGGATATGACCCATTAGAAGTAGATAAGAATCCTCCTAGGATTCCAGATGAAAGCAATAAACCCAGAAGGAAAAGAAAAGATTTTGCTAGAGGTAAGGATGAATCGTGGAGAGCTAATCGTGTGCGTAGACAATTTTTTGAAGCAGTGGAAGTAGGGAATCCTAAAGGAATATTTGCACAAAGTATAATTAATGGAATAAGTGACAAGGGATTAGATTTTATAGGAAGATTCCTAGATGCTAATCCCCTAAATACAATAACATGGCATGGAGATAAGAGCAAACCTTCTCATTTTTCAGTTTCAGGTGTGGGTGGTAAATTTACATTTAACATAACTATGCAGAGAGGCCGGTCTAAGTTGGTTTCTACTACTGCTAGACACGAGTTCGGTCATTTTGTAGATTATGTACTTGGTCTTATGTCATATAAAGGGGATACTAGAAGCCAAGCCTTATTTTTTTCTGACCTCTTTCCTGCTTTTGGAGAGGCGTTTCAGAAAGAAATTACTAGGCTAGGACTAGAGCCAAAGAAGACAGTAAAAGGCACAGGAAAAGAATTTCTTGATAGGATTGTAGAGGAGTTAGTTGCACCAGCTAGTAAGGTAACGAGACAAGGATTAGTAAAAGGAGACCTAAATGATATTCTTGATGATGCCTCAGGTATACTAGATATAGCAGATGCTATGACTGGTGGTGCTTGGGTATCTAGAGGATTTGGTGGTGGTCATGGTATTAAATACTATAAATTGAATAATCCAAAGAAATTTGGAAATTCTAGGCTTCACGAAACATTCGCTAATTTATTTGAGTCTTGGTCTTCTAAGGATAAAAGGTCTTGGAAGAGAATGAAGAGATACTTTCCTGAGTTAACAAAAGTGTTTGATGAGATGATGAGTGTTTATGGAGACCCTACTACTATCTTTAACTCAGTTAATGCTAATGCTCCTACTCCTACTACTACTACTGCTCCGGATAATCTTAGGCTAAATCGTCTACAAAATAGACCTATAATTAAAGATTTACCATTTGTTTTTATGAAACACCTTAAGGATGTAGCATCAGATGACAGAATAGAATCTTGGGAATACACAGATGATGAAATTGTTTCAGAAGCTAGGTACTTTAAAAGTAAATATGATGGTAATATAGGCTTTGAAGAACAAGAGGATTTAGCAGGACTAAATGGAAAAGAGATTCAGAAAACAAGAAGAAGGGAGTACAATCAAATTAAAAGATTTATTGGTAAATGGAGCAAGAATTAATAGGGTAAAATAGAGATATGAAATATAAAGAGATAGAAAAAATACTAAGCAATACTCCACTAGCTGTGGCAATCAGGCTACACGAAGATACTTTTGGTTATCCACCCGAGTTTGGAGGTAAGACTCGGATAGGAGACCCAATTTTAGCAGAAGAGGTACATAAATCTATAGCTAAAGGTGAGCCTTTTATAGTTGATGCTCCTCAATTTATTGAGCATGAGGATGGCTCGTTTACTTTAACTGCTTACTGATTTAAGTAACTTAGCTATATTAACTAAGTACATCTTAGATGCTTTGTTATCTCCGCCCATGATTTGAAATGGTTTCATTTCTTCCATTGTCTTTCTTAACTTGTCTGTATTAAACACTAGACTACAGCACAGTTCTCCATCCTTAACTAAATTATGTACCCACAACTCAGCCTCTGTGCTAGTTAATCCTGAGGGTTTTCCATAGCTTTCAGTCTCAATACAGATGTTACCTGTACTCGCCCACTTATCCCTCTCTGTTTTAACTTCACACTTCTTAGCACCTGAGAACATCTCATCTATGTGCTTCTCCCATTGCTGACCAAACTCTAGGTCAACATCAAACTTTTTTAATTCCCTTATGTCTTTGCTCTTGTTCAGTGCCAAGTTCCTCTCCTTTTATTTCGACAACAACATAGTTGTCCGTATCTAATCCACCAATCTCAGTAGTAACCTTAGTTACAATCTCATAGTGGTCATCCTCAATAACTTTACCCTCTACCAATGCATCCATAAGAAACTTATGCATAGTAAATGTGTAGTTATCTAAATCTCTTTTGTGTTTTGTCTTAAAGTATAGTTTGTAGTGTGGTTGTATGGTCTTATACTTAGGTAGTGTTAGTACCCATTCCATAACAGTATCGTGATAGGCTCGTTTAACATTGTTCTTCTGTATAAAATGCATAGGAAAGAAGTTGTTTAAACTAACTAAGTGTTCCTTTTTCTTTTCTCCTCTGCCTCTAGTGAACACAGGTAATGGAAGTATTCCTTTATTTTTCATACTTCCACCCTATACATAATGTACTTTCCGGCGGTTTGCATTCTAAGTATTCTTGTCGTTCTACTTTTAGTTTATCTTCTAGTACACTGCACCCTATTAAGGTAACAATAAGAAGTGGGATAATCAGTAACTTCATTACTTTCTCCAATCAGATTTCCAAAGCCTTGGGCTAGGTTTATTTTTTTTCTTTTGTAATTCTCTGTAGAGTCTAGCAGTCTTGTCTAGTTGAACAAGACCACTAGGTTTCTTGATTGGCTTACTTGCCTCCACTCGTGATGTCTTTATCGAGTAGTTTCCAAATAATACCGGCTGCGATTATTCCCGCTAGTCCTGCATTACCAAGAGTCCAAACTATATCAAGTATAGAACCAATTACATTTCCTGTAAGGAAGGCTACCTTTGAACCAAAGATAATCTGTAATACAATTGATAAGCTAATCAACTTAATACCTACATCTATAGCACCATCAGCACCATTCTTTATTTTCTCTAACATAACTTACTCCTTTATTAGTCTAACATTTTTATAATGATTAGTTGAAGTGCTAAGATAAGTAATGCTGTTTCTATCATTCTACATCCCTCTCTTCTTCAACTAAGTCAACAAGTTCACAGACACTACCAGTACATGCTAATGATTTAGTACCTACTGTCATATCTGTCAACTCGTACTGGCTAATCAAATCCCAGTCTACTGACTTAGGCATCTTCTTAGCTAGTTTGGTGTACTCTGCTTTAGTACAGTCTTCATAAGGTGCTTGTTGGTAGGAGTGGTCAGAGTGTGGCAGGAAACTAACACCACTGACCTCATCAAAGTGCTTGTATACCCACGCACCTACTTCCATCCACTCATGCTCTCTTACACTTACGGTCACACTAGGCTTATGCTCACAATAATATCTTTGGTATGTAAGCCATAACTCTAGCTGTTCTATAGCAGTTCTTTCATTCCTCAGTATAGCACCATCAGGTGCTTTCATTGGGAAAGTAAATACTTTGACACTGTTGGGCTTCATTACATCAGCTTCACAAGGTATGCCTTGGTCTTCCATGAGCTGAGCGATAGGGTCTTTAGCATCTGCTCTTACTCTACGGAAATAGTAGTCGTTGTGCCTAGTGTGTATACCACTTGCACTGTCTACTAATTGGCTGACTGTACCACTAGGTTTAATTGCTGTTGTTGCAGTTGCTTGGCTAATGCCTAGTAGTTCTGACCATTCTTTATTTGTCTTAACTGTTTCCTTCTTTAAGTCAGAAAGGAAGTCGGGTAAGTTCCGTTTACCGTAGTAACCTCTATCAGTATTACTACCATTCATGAAACTGTTGTCCATTATACCAGTTAATGACACTCCAAGCAAGGCTTCTTCTTCTGTATTTTTAACCCATTTCGGTCTAAGTCTCTTAATGTTAGTAAGACTTGCCTGAAATGTGCCTAGTATGGTGGCTAATCTTACCTTACGGAGCATATCTCTCTGTGTGTCTGTTGCTCGTACCACTACCTCTGTTAAGTTGCAAAATTGACCATCTCTTAGGATGATTTCGCTACATGGATTACAACCAAAGTCATGGTCAGTGTCACGCCTACCAATAGAAGCTACCTGTTTAATTGCCGCTTCTCTGTTAAATATACCACGCTCACCTGACTTAGACTCATATAAAGAAGTCCATTCTTTCATAAAAATACCAATGTCTGGCTTCTCTGTATAGCATACACTGTTATTACTTAGTGCCATTTCGGGTGTGTCTATCCACCACTGACCTGTCTTAGCACCACGCATTCTCTCATCAGTTAGGTTACTAAGTGAGATGAGTGCTGACCTACGAACACCACCAACTACAACTACCTCTGCTATCTTACACATCATTCTATGACACTCGTAGCTTGTTAGTTGTCTGCCTACTGCATCTTTAAATAAGTTATTAGAGAAATTAAATAGGTCTAGTAGTGGTTCAGGGCCACTTGCTCTGCCACCAAAGGTAGCCAGTCTTGAACCCTTAGGTCTAATCTTTGAGAAATCCCACCTAGGCATCTCTCCATTGTATAAATAATTTATTAGTTTTCTAAATGCAGACTGCCAACCTTCCTTACTATCCTGTACCACAATAGTATCCTCTACATCTACTAACTCTTCGGGTACTTCGGGTAACTTAGCTATGTGCTGTCTCTCAACACTAAAGCCTACACCAGTACCATGCATGAGTACATAGAGGCACTCATCAAATGCTTTTGGATGGTCAACACTTAGATAGGCACAGTTATAACCTGCTATATTATTATCTGCTAGTGCTTTACCTGCAGTCATAAGTGCTCTCATGCTTGGCATAACTTCTAGATTACATACTGCATCCTCTAGTATTTTTCTTGTCTTAGGCACTAGTTCTTGGGTAGTATTCTCTTTAAGATGTTCTTCCATAAAGTCAAAGTAACGGGCAACTGTTTCTTCCCATGTCTCTCTTCTCTTCTTCTCTGGTAGCCACCTAGCATACCTGCTTAGTGCAATGAAATTCTGGTAATCATTTGGTAATGTGTTCATTCTTCATCCTCTATTGGTGCGATTTCAATGTCAACCATCTTCTCGCCATCTTCATCATAGTAGTCTTTGTATTTCAATCTACCATTTCTGTGTAGTAATACTGCTGTTGTTATTCCTTTATCATATGCTTGTTTATGTGTAAAGAATATAGCCACAGCACCAGCGAGTATCAATCCAACACTCATCCATAAGTATTCCATTAGTAATTCTCCTCAAAATCTTCTAGAAACCTGTCTTTCTTTTCTATTAATTTCTCTTCAAACTTATCTAATATTTCCTCTGGCTCAATTTCAAGTTCATCGCATATCAAACAAGTATCATAAGTAGAGGCAATAAACTTTTTTAGTTCTGGTAGTAGTTTCAAAAACTTGCTCCTGTATTGTCAACAAAATAATTAGTTATCTTACCAGATGGAATAGGTCTAGCATCTAAACTACCATAACAGTCCTCTTTGAATCCACAAAATGCACATGTCATGCATAGCTTCTCCTCTCCTGACTTAGTCATAGTAGTAGCGTTAGCTATTCTCATAGGCGGTGTATTCGACTCCATTTTATCTTTCAAGTCAACAATAAAAGTATCAACATCTTGTTCAAGTTCCTGTTTGCACAGCTTAAGAGTTGATTTGTTTTTATTTAAAGCAAGGAAGTAACCATGCTTTCTCTTGTCTGTCTTACCATAAGCAGATAATTGCTTGATGTAACCAAAGCCATCATCTTTTATACCTGTGGGTGTAAACTTATTATCCCAAGACCAAGCACTTGCAGTCTTAATGTCTACTAACTCACCATCAATAGTACAATCCTGTGAACCATTGACACCCTCGACTGTATGTTTCTTTTGTTGGTCTTCTAAACTGTGTCCTGATAATTTAATCAGAGCCACAAGCATAGCCTCTAGCACATGACCTTGCAAAAAGGTAAGGTACACACTCCCATCTATCTCCTCTGGTGTGTACCCTTTCACAGTATACCACTGTGCCCTTTCACATCTCCCTATGCTAGACATTCTTAAGTCTGTCTTCTGCTCATAAGGTTCAAAGGCATTCTTAATTGCCTCCTCTACCTCACGACCACATTGCATTGCTATTGAATTCAAATCTCCAGAATAATCCTTTGACTTCATTACTTCATATACATCTGGTATTACTGTGTGTATGCTCTTACTCACTTTCTTCTCCCTTCTTGTTATAATTCTCTGCCTCTTGCATCATATTCAACTGTGTCATCATCATCTTCAACACGCTGTTCTACAGTGCTATAATCCCTTATTAAACGAGTCAGATACCATTGTGCTTTTTCTAGGTCTTCTAGTCCGTTTTTCATTCTATGTCGAGTTACATATTTTACCACATTTCCCTCAAGAAAACTCATGTTCTTTGAGGTGATATAATCAATACAATCTATACCTTGTGTGTAGTAGTCTGGATTTATTTTATCCTTCATTTTCTTAGGTGCTCTATGGTTTCTAACTTGTTTATAGGTAAATTATAACAGTCTGTTAACACCTTCCAGTTATTATCAGGGTCTATACTACCCTTCTTTAAAAACTTTGAATTTGTTAGGTACTTCTCTTTCTCTAAACACCCAAGAATCCACCCTTCTGATAGGTCATTTTTTATTCTGGTAAACATATAGAAGTCACACTTTTGTTTAGTATTCAATGACGCTACAGAACATTCATAGTAATCTCTAGGTGCTGATGACACCTTCTTACTCTTAACATCTATCTTCTTATTATTAAATATTAAATCATAATCATATGTGTTATCCAAAGTAATGCCCAATTCTTTTGCTACAATAATCTCCCCTAAAAACCCAATTACATTTCCCTTACCTCTTGTGATTGAATTATTAAGAGTGCCCATACTAGCTGACATTTCATTAGCTAAGTCAACATCTTCTTTTATAATTTTAATTGTGTTCAATAAATTTTTAATTTCAGTTTCAGGATTGTTTGGATAATGATGGGTTAACCATCTTAAATTTTTTAATTTGTCACTTAAAATGACAGCGTCTATTGA